CGAGCGAGGCCGCGCCGATGCGATGGCTTCGCTGCAGGGCGTGAAGGGCGTATCTCAGCACAGGGGCATCAAGCCTAGAAAGCGTGTGCGGCACGACGCCACGGCGATCCTCATGCTCTCCGACGTTCACTGTGAGGAACGGGTTCTGCCCGAGACGGTCAACGGCGAGAACGACTACTCACTTGACGTATGTCAATTGAGGATTGCCGAACTGGAGGAGCGGTTCCTTGACTGCCTTGCCCACGAACGCAACCAGGCCGACATTCGCCGCGTGCTCGTGTGGCTCGGCGGCGATTTCATCACGGGGCACATTCACCCGGACTGCGTCGAGGTGGCCCAGCTATCGCCGATGAACGCCACGCGGTGGATCGCCGAGCGGCTTCGCGGGCTCATCGACAACGTGGCCCAGCACGCCGACGAGGTGATCGTCTGCACAAACGCCGGCAACCACGGGCGCAGCAACGAGGGCAAGCCCCGGATCGCCACCGAGATGGACCACTCGTGGGAGCAGTTGATGTATTTCACGCTCGCCCGCGAGGAGCGAAACAAGAACGTGCGGTGGCAGATTGCCGAGGGGCATCTCGGCTACGTGGACCTCGACGGGTTCCTCGTTCGCACGACGCACGGCCACTCGATTCGGTTCGCCGGCGGCGTCTACGGTCTGGCCCTGCCGGCGAGCAAAGCAATCGCCCGGTGGGACGCGGGACGCCGCGCGGACCTAACGATCTTCGGCCACTACCACTCGTGGGGCTGGCTGCGTGGTGCAAGGTACGTCGCCAACGGCAGCGTGATTGGACACAGCCCATACGCTGAGCGGGTTGCTTCACCGGAAAGGCCGTGTCAGGGAATGGCAATCGTCGATGGAGGACGCAGGGAAGTGACGCGAGCGTACCCACTGTTCTGCGACCGAGACTTGAGAAAGGCAAAGGAATGACCACCACCACGCTGCAACAGGCCAACGACGTACTGCGATCCGCAGTGCGATCAAGGCTGGACGCCACGCCGGCCGACGATCCGAAGATGGTGGGGTACAAGCTCGACCAGGGCGACCCCGAGCCGGGCGAGACGTACGCGGAGTGGACGCCGGCCGATGACGCCACCACAGGCGACCACACGCACCGGCCTGCGCCAGTGGATTGGCTCCTCCAGGCAGAGAACGAGCGTCGTGCCACGAGCGAGAGCTACGCGGAGTGGGAGCCGCCTGGGTTTGCGGCGACTCGTGCCGAGCAGGCTCTGCACGGTGCTATCGCTGCCGTGCGTGACCGGCACGGGAAGTACGGGCCACCTACCGAACACTTCGCCCGCACGGCGGCTCTGGTCAACGCCGCCTTCAACACGTCGTTCACGGCGGCCGACTGGGCGCTCGTGATGGTGTTGGACAAGATCGCCCGGCAGCGCGGCCCCGGTGCCACCGACGATGCGGCCATCGACATCGCGGGCTACGCCGCCTGCCACCAAGAGTGTCGGCAGAGCCAATGATCCGGGCCATGCGTTGAGCGTGCTGGCAGGGTCATCCTTTCCCCTGCCGGCCGCTCCGCATGTGCCGGGTCACGCGGCCGGCCCGTTGAGATCCAGGGGCGGTAGGTAGTCCAGGGCTGTCTTCGGGCTCGTGATCCTGGGATCTAGGTAGTGCTGCCTCGTCATCTCCGGGCTGGCATGCCCCAAGTGCTCGGTCGCATCGCCGCCGCCGAGGGCGACGTACGATGCCGACGCCTTCCGCATCTTGTGAAAGCCCGTGCCGCGAACGCCGGCCCGTTTGCAGAGCAGCTTGAGGCTGGGCCAGAGCGAATGGTGGGCCCGGTCCCATCGCCACACCAACGCATCCGGCTTGCCGGCGAACCGGCGCAGCATGTCTGCCAGGTCCGGCGTGATCGCTCGCTGAATGTCGGCTGACCGGCCCTTTCTCGTCTCGGCCCGGAACAGCAGCTGCCGGTTGTCGAGGTCCACGTCTTGCCAGCGGAGCTCGAGCAGGGCACCGATCCGTTCTCCTGAGCACCACGCTGCGTAGAGCAGCGTCGGCCACCACCAGGCCGCCGGTTTGCCGTCAATGTGCCCGATGCGGTTCCGGGCCGTGCGGATAAGCCTGGCCACCTCGTCTGCCGTATACGCCTGCGGGGCGTGGCGGATTTTCCGGGTGCGTGGCAGCGACAGGAATTCCACGTCGCGCCCGTCAGAACGCTGTAGACGTTTCTTGGCGGCCCAGTTGGCCAGGGCCGTGAGTTGGCTCTTGTCTTTGGACACCGAGGCCGCAGAGGGCTTCCTGCCGCGTCTGGGCGTGGATGCTCGCCACCGCAGGAAGCCAGCCACCACCAGGTCGTCGATGTCGTCGAGCGTCGGCTCGTGGCCGAGGTGCTCGGCAAACCGGTCCAGCGTGTGGCCGTACAGCACGACCGTGCGGTCGGTGAGGTTTTGCAAAATCGAATACTTCGTCAGAATCTCTCGTAGCGTCATCGATCAAACCTCCACAGGGCGGACAGGAGCCAGTGTACATATGTGTACAAGATCGCAAGCCCCGCCCTCTCCGCTTGAAATCTGCCCGGCACCTAACCGTATGGGTGTCCGGCAGGTGTCGGCAAGGGATTGTGGAGGACTAGAAACCTGCCGGACGGGCGTTGGTTTGACCAACTATCGCTGGCATGTAGCATTGGGGTATGGTCACGATGGCGCAGAAGATCGACGGCGGCGAATACCTCACGGTCGCCGAGGCCGTGGAAATCATGGGCTGCACTGAGGGCTGGGTCCGGCACCTGCTCGGAGAGGGCAAGCTGGCGGGTGCCCGGAGGATTGGCCAGCGGATCTGGCTAATCCCCTCCCAGGCCGCCCAGAGGGCTCGAGACGGGCTGACGACCCGGTCGGCCGGGAAGAAACACCTGGCCAAGCGACCGGCCGCCACGCGCAAAAAGCGGGCCCGGAAACGGAAGTAGCGTTTTCACCGGGAAAACAGCCCCCAAGAAAATCCGATTCATGGGTTGACGCCTAACTGACGATACCCTACAGTACACACGTCAGGCACATGAGACCTGACGGACGCCAACCGGGAGACGAAACGATGAACGCCGCCTGCACCATCACCGAGCCCACCGAAGACATGAAGGCTTTCCTCAAGCTGGTTGAGGATCCTCGCGGTTGGAAGTATGCGGTCACCCCGATTTGCTGCTCAACGAAGGAGTATGCAGACGAGGTTGCCGCAGCCATGGACTTCTATTACGGCGGCCACGAGACAACCGAGGCCCGCACGGCCGGTCGTGGGAGCCACGCCAAGACCGTCTGGCTTGTCGGAAGCATGGGCTACTACCACTACATCGGATCCTGAGCAAAAAGGTGGGGCCACCCGGCCTGCCGACAGCTGCGAAACGGGTGGCAATTTTCTGACGGATCGACACCCCCAGGGCAAGGAGGCCCACCATGACCGCTGATCTCTGGCTCGAGCTCGTCGTCGTCATCGTCCGCATCATCGCAGCTGGGCTTGCACGCTAGCCAAACTGACGCTAGACCATAGCCCAAATGACGATACCGCCACCCAATGCTCGGCACCTTTGGCCCACTGGTGTACGCCGTTTCAAGTCCCCCCATTTTGTTGGCATGGCCCCTTGCCAAGACGGTGGCCATGCGTACATTCCCGCAACCCATCACGAAAGGAATCGACTCATGGACCCCCATTCCCGCGAATACGCCGCCGCAGTCCGTGGCATGGCTTCGATCTACCGATCTGACTACCGCCCCTCGCCGGGCGACACGGTGCTGGTGGAGCGTCCGTTCTACGGCGACATCGTCCGGGCTCTCGTCACCGAGACGCGGGGCGACCTCGTGACGGTGGACGTGAACGGCGAGCACCTGGGCTACACGGTGGACGAGGTGACGCCGACGAACTGAACAGGACCGCCTGCCGGTGGAGCCGGCTTGCGGAAGGAAGCGGCAGGGAGCCGCAGATCCAGGGAAGGGACTACCACCCGCTGAGCAGGACGCCAGGCGGGATTTTCACACGCAGAAAGGACGCGACCATGAGCACGGAGATTTCCACAAACACGACGCCCGCGAGGGGGCTGGCCCTCGCCTCGTTCGACGATGCCTTCCGGTTCGCCACGATGGTGGCCAAGAGCGACTTCGCCCCGAAAGACTTCAAGGGCAAGCCCGAGTCCTGCCTGCTTGCGATCCAGCACGGCAGCGAGATCGGGCTCTCGCCCATGCAGTCGCTGCAGAACATCGCCTGCATCAACGGGCGGCCGGCGATCTGGGGCGACGCCGCCTTGGCTGTCGCCATGGCCAGCCCGGTCTGCGAGTACGTCCGGGAGTCCATTGAGGGCGACGGCGAGTCGATGGTGGCTACGTGCACCGCCAAGCGGCGTGGCTACGAGACGCCCACGGTCGCACGGTTCACGGTGGCCGACGCCAAGAAAGCCGGCCTGTGGGGCAAGAGCGGCCCCTGGACGCAGTACCCACGACGGATGCTGCAGCTGCGGGCTCGGGGCTTCGCCCTGCGTGACGCCTTCCCTGACGTGCTCAAAGGCCTGGTGACCGCCGAGGAAGCCCAGGACTACCCCACGGCCGTCGTGCCGCATGAGCCCGTCAGCGAGCCGGTGGTGGTGCGGCCGAAGTTCCCGTCGCCGGAGCCGGTCGTTGCCACGCCAAGCGACAAGGCCACCGCTGAGGACATGCGGAAGGCGAGGCACCACGTGCAGACGGCGACGGCCGGGCAACTAGAGCGGATGCAGGGCATCGTCGAGACGCGACTGCGGGCCGGCTTCTACACGCCAGCCCAGGCCGACGAGCTCTTCAACTTGATCAACGGCAAGCTCGACATTCTGTCAGCCGAGCCCGAGGACCGAGGCCAGGAGTTCACGCACGAGGCTGCCGAGCACGAGGTGCAGGCATGAGCCTGGAAGCACACGCCCTAGAGATGCAGCTGCGGGACTACTACCGCGTGCCGGAAGAGTTGGCGGTGAAGTGCGGCGATGCCTTGCGCCAGAGCATCCTGCTCAAGCGTCAGTGCGAGCGGCTCGAGCAACGCATCGCGTTCCTGGAGACGCATGTGCCACCCGAAATCGCCAACCCGCCGCAGCCAGAACCGCAGTATCTGCGTCGCAGTAAGTGGGAGTGACCGATGGCCTGGCACGACACATGGCAGAGCATGAAGCGAAAGCCCCAGCCGCAGGGGCAAACCCGGTCTACGGGAGCGGCCCCGAAGCGGGCGACGGGCAAATCCACCGCAGCCGCTGCCCGAGTAACTCCACGGGTGAAGCGGTCGCGCCCGGCGTAACCGGGCAAATACACACGGACGGTTGGTTTTCTTTTCTACGAAAGGGATTGGCATGAGTGCTGAAACGATTTGTGAGACGTACATGGCCACGATGACGGCTGCCGAATGGTCTGCGGTCGCAGACAACCCGAGGCAGCGCGACACTGTCGGCCGTGCCTCTAAGGCCAAGCATCTCGACACACTTGAGCCGACGCACACCATTGTCAGCATTGCTGAGCTACCCGATGGAAAGCGGTACAAGCTTGATGGCCATACTCGAGCGTACAAATGGCAGGCCGACCCCAAGCTCGCGCCGGCTTTCCCGCTAGACGTTCGTGTCTACGTAGTAGCCGACTTGGCCGAGGTCAAGCGAATCTACATGCACTTCGACGGCAAAGCTGCGGTTGAGACTGCAGCCGACTTGGTGTTCGGCGGCATGCGTGAGGTGAAGATTTCGCCGAAAAGCGAATTTGTTCGCCGATCTCGGTTCGCCGCAGCGCTGACTGCCGCGTACAGCTACGTCTGCGGAGACATCATCAAGGTCACTCACTACGAGCGAGTGCGGTTTTTTCAGAAGCAAATCCGTTCGCTAGACACGTTTGTAGGTGCCACGAAGCGGATGTGCTCGCCCGCGACGTGCGTTTACCTGATGGCTCATCGCAAGCACGGCGACGCTGTCAACGATTTCTTTCAGCGATTCATTAAGGACGAGGGAATCAAGGACGGGCGACGCCGCGACAGCGTGCAGTGGTTCTCGGAACTGATGAGCGAGTACGTCAAGGCTGCTCGCGGAAAAGGCCCGGTGTTCAACCACTACGTCGGGCACGGCCTGCGTTGCGTCGAGATGTGGCTCAACGACAAGTCGTCGATGACGACCAGGCCGGCCGCAGCTGTTGACCCGCACAAGTACGGCGTGGACGAGAAGTAGGCCAAAAACCGCGCCATGGACGGCATGAACGCCCGGTCAGATCGGGCAGCGCGGGCTTCACGGAGGAAAGCATGGGCAGCGAATACGAACTGACGCCGACCGGATTGGTGGTTCACGACGGCTGGACGCCAGAGCTGTGGGAGGCCGCAGGCCATGAAATCGCCCGCTATCAGAAGGGGCTGATGTGGCTGATAGGCGACTGGCTCAACGCTGGCGACCGAGAGGGCTACGTCGAGCGCGGCAAACTTTCCGAGGCTTGCGATCGGTTTGGGATTTCTTACGACCACGCCGCGCAGGCAGTTCGTGTTTCGTCCGCATTTGAAAGTTGTGATCGATCACAACATTTGACGTGGACGCATCATTTTGCGGTCGCCAACCACGACCAGGCCGCAGAGCTCTTGGCGTGGGCCGCAGAGACCGGCGCGACCGTCAAGCAACTTAGGGAGGAGAAGCAGCGCCGCAGCATCGCAGCCGCGCCGGCCGCCACGGAAGCCAGCGGGACGAAGGGCGAAGTTTCCTGGGAGTTCAAGGTCGGCGACTGCCGGAAACTGCCGTACCCAGACAACCACTTTGATCTGGTTTTCTGCTCGCCGCCCTACGAGGCCCAGCGGTCCTACGGAGAACTCGACTTCAACCTGGCTGGCGAGCAGTGGGTGGCGTGGGCGACCGACTGCTACATGGAGTGCCTGCGGGTCTGCAAAGGGCTCGTCGCATGGGTGGTCGAGGGATACACGGACGATTTCGCCTACACGTCAACGCCGTTCCTGCTGCACGCCGACCTGCACCGTCGCGGCGTGAAGATGCGGAAGGTGGTCGTGTACCAGCGCAACGGCATCCCCGGCACCGGCGGCCCCGAATGGCTGCGGAACGATTGGGAGCCGATCATCTGCGGCACCAAGAACGGAAGGCTTCCGTGGGCAGACAACACCGCAATGGGCCAGCCGCCGAAGCAGAACGTTCCTCGAGTGGCGACCAACCGTCACAAGGACGGAAGCAGAAAGTCTGCGATCTACGTCGATCCCGAGGTCTGCAATCCAGGCAACATCATCAGCGGCCTCGTCGGCAGCGGCGGTATGGGCTGGCGGGACGCGACCAGAAACGAAGCGCCGTTCCCTGAGTGGCTTGCGGAGTTTTTCATTTGCAGCTTTTGCCCGCCAGGCGGCACGGTGCTTGATCCGTTCAGCGGATCTGGAACGACCGTGTCTATGGCCGTCAAGCACGGCCGCAACGGCGTCGGCATCGACGCGCGGCAAAGCCAAGTCTGGCTCGGCGAGACGCGGCTCCTGGGGACGACAGTTTCCGAACGTCAGCAAGGGCAAGGAGTTCTCGTATGACTCCGAATGTGATGGAACAAACACAAACAGCGGTAGAGATTCAAGTAAGGCTCTCGAATCACGAGACGCTGGTTGCTTGCTTTGTTGGGCTGATGCGGCAGATAAAGAGCCTTGCGAGGGGATCGAAAGACACGTATGGATTCGACGCCGATGTAAACGACGGCTGGAAGGTTCAAATGAACGGCGCGTGCGCCGAGCAAGCGTTCGCGAAAGCAACCGACAGGCACTGGGATTGCTCTGTTGACGTGTTTGCTAGGCCCGATTTCGCGCCGAACATCGACATCAAAACAAGGCCGTCACACGATTCCCTTTTGATCGTTAGACCTGATGCCCGCGATGAATGGAAGTACGTGCATGTAACCGGCACTCCATTTCGTAGGCACAAAATTCACGGATGGATTTACGGCCGGGACGCAAAGCGGCCCCAGTGGGAGGGGCGACCTGACCCAAAACGCCCGCCTTGTTTTCAAGTTCCCGGCGAAGCTCTGAGAAGCATTGAGGAGATTTGGGAAAATGGCCGGTGAATGGATTCCCCTTGACTGCAACCTTGGCACGAAGCCCGAGGTGCTCGAGCTGGTGGACGAAACCGGGCTGCCTGTTGAGGTGGTCTGCTGGCGTCTCATCCAGTTGTGGTCATGGGCCGTGTTGAACACGGCAGACGGCACGATCCGGGCCACGCCCCGGCGTGTGGCTGCCGTGGCCGGCGGTGACGAAGCGTTCTGGATCGCTGTTGAGCGGGCTGGCTGGGTGTCGTTTTTGAGCGGCACCCTCACGATTGCCGGCTGGGATAAGCGTTTTTCCAACGCTGCCAAGGCTCGCGCCCTGCACGCCAGACGCCAGGATTCCTACCGGAGACGCCCGCGTGACGGTGGTGCGTCACAGGGGTGTGACGGTGCGGCGTCACCAGAGGAGAGGAGAGGAGAAGAGAAGAGAGAAGAAATACTACCGGCTGCGCCGGTTCCCACGAGCGATCCGGCAAAGCCGTCCCGCTCGCGGGCGAAGCCTGCCGTCTCGTGGACTGCTGACGCAGGGTGGCAGGGCATCACGGACGCCGATCGCCAGGAGTGGGCCGCCGCCTACCCCGGTGCCGTGCTGGACCAGGAGCTCGCCAAGGCGACCGCCTGGCTGCGAGCGAACCCGACACGGGCTGGCCGACGCAACTGGCGACGCTTTGTCGTGGGGTGGCTGCAGCGATGCCAGGACAAGGGCGGCACGAACCGCACCGCCGGCGTCAGGCCAGACGAGAAACCGCCGCCGAAGCGGTGGATCGACGAGTACCAACCAATCCCGTACCGCCGGCCAGCGGAGGCCGTGGCGCTTGCAGCGACGCTCAAACTCAAGGACGAGAACCCATGACCACCACCACCACCGACCGCAAGCCGCTCACCGAACGCCAGCGCGAAATCCTGCGTTGGCTCTCGGCCTACATCGCAGAGCACGGGTTCAGCCCGACGGTGCGCGAGTTGTGCCTGGCGTTCAAATTCCACTCGCCGAACGGTGCGATTTGCCACCTTGTTCCGTTACGAAACAAAGGCTGGATCGAGTGGCACGACGGCAAGGCCCGCACGATTCGCGTGCTCGAGGAGGTGGCCCAATGAACCGCCCCCTCCC